CCGCCATGCCCCACTCGCGGCGGTACAGCTCCCAGGCGTTCTCGAGGAGGCGGCTCAGGATCGCCAGGCTGCGGTCAATGCTGCGCTCGCGGCTCAGCACTTCGTCGCACAGCTCCTCGAGGTTGAGCTGAACCAGCTTGATAAGCTGCTCGTCTGGGCTGGTGACACTGGGGACCCTAGCGAGGCTGGCGCAGCGCTCGATCACCTGGGCGGCGGCTGCCATGTCGTAGTTTGCGCCGGTCTCGTAGTCGAGGTCGCCCATGCGGGCGGGGCGGGCGACGAGGGCCGGGGCGTGGGCGGTGTAGGAGCCGACGATGTTTCGCCACGTCCAACCGACGTACAACGCCAAGTAGTTCACGAGGTCCATCCTCGTGTCTAGTTCGGTGTCTCCCGCGCCGGGCGCGCCCAGGCGGTCGACCTTGCGGGCGACGTTCGGGACGATGGAGAACGCCTCGCCTCGTTTACGCCAGGAGACGCCGTAGACGGCTGCTTTCTCGGAGGCGACGCGCAGGAGGAGGTCCTGGGGGCTGTTGCCGTAGTCCATGATGGTTCCTTTCGGGTGGTCAGTTTTCGGAGTCCGCGGACTAGAAGCTCTCGCGGATGGACTGCGCGTTGCCGGTGAGAGTGTAGGCGGACATGCCCGCCCGCATCTTGTCCGAGACGTTCAGCATGTTCACGATGTCCTGAACGGTCTGCTCGTTCACGCCGGGCATGTCCGGGTTGGCCTGGGTGAGACGGACGAGGACCTGCGTCCTGAGTCCCTTGTTCACGTTCGGGGCCAGCGGCTCGTATCCGTACAGCTCGACAACGGCCAGGAGCGGCTCGCGGTGGTGGCTCTCGTCGGCTGGGATGTCAAAGACCAGGGTCTCCTCGAGGCCGGAGCCTTCCCGCGCGATCCGCTCGACGGCCCCGTTAACGGTCACGTCGATGATCCCCCGGTCGACGGCGTGGAGGTCCGGGAACATGTTTGCGACGGCGTAGCCGACGTTCATGTCTTGGTGGAGGACGGCGGCCCCCAGGTAGACGGTTTCCGCGTAGGCGGCGCGGCGGATGAGGTCGGTCAGGTTTCGGCGGTCGTGAACGTCGATCTGTCGTGAGGTCATTGGTCTTGGTCCTTTCAGAGGGTTTCCGGATCGACGGGACGGACACGGAGGACGAAGTTCACGTGCGTGTGGTCGTCGTGGCGCTCCAGTACGTAGACGGCGAGCTTGCCGCTGTGCTCATTGGTGAGCGGGAAGAAGACGCGACCGCTCGTCTCGCGGCGGACGGTAAACAGGTCATCGAGCTGGGCAGCGGCGCGCTCGCGCTCATCGAGGGCGAGGCCGACCGGGAGAGAGGCGAGGTACTCGCCGGTCACCTCGTCGTCGGGGATAATGACGTGCCCCCGCTGGAGCACGGTTGACTTCATGGAGAACTCGAGGGCATCGAGTGCGTCCCTGAGAGCGCGAGCGCCTTCAAGGAGATCGTCTGTGATGGTCATGGCGGTTGGTCCTTTCTCAGTTGTTGAGCTGCTGGGTGATGCGGGCAATGTCGCGCGCGCCACTGATCTGACGGCCGATCTCCTTGAGGTCGTCCAGGCTGGACTTGGGGATGGCGTAGGCGTACAGCACGCCCTCCGCGAGGATGTGGAGAATCTGCTGGCCGGGCGCGCCAGCGACTTCGGGGTGGTCGATGCTCAGCACGTCGACGTCGGTCGCGGGGATGAGGCCGAACTTGCCGGGCAGGCCGAGCTTGTGCTGGCGAGGCCAGTAGATGAGCTTGCCGGTCCCGCCGTTGACGGGAATCTCGATCTTGTTTGCCATGATGGTGTCCTTTCGGGGGTGGTGGGTGGGAGGCCCCGCCGGGTGGTGGGGCCTCCCTGGTGTGGGTTAGCGGTTCGCCTTGGGGAGGCGGTCGCGGTTGGCCGGGTGGTTCATCCACTCGGAGACGATGGTCAGGGCGCGGTCGTAACCGATCGTGTTCTTCTCGGTGACCTCGAGGAGGCGGTTCCCGTCCTCGGCCTTGAGGATGAGGCGGTAGCCGGTGCCCTTGGTGTAGGTGACGGAGATGTTGCCGACGAAGAAGCGGCCCCGGCTGATGGCCTCGAAGCGTTCGGCGAAGATCGCGCCGGTGAAGTGCTTGGAGGGGTTGCCGGTGACGTGCTCGAGGTGGAGGTTGGTGTGGTCCCAGGTGGTGCGGAAGTTGGTCATTGGTCTTGGTCCTTTCAGTGTGGGTCACTGTTTCTCGGTGACGTTTTAAGTATAGCGCACCCGAGCGGGGTGTGCAAGCGCTACTTCGTGGTTTCCGCGAGCGCGTAGCGCTGCAACGCCGCGAGCGCCTCCTGCGCGTCCTTCACCAGCTTACCGACCACGGCGTGATCCCTGAAGCTGTAGCAGGTAGTCGCCATGTAGAGGTCGGTCATGGCCCCGAAGACCACGTTCTCGATGCCGGTCAGGCGGGCGAGGCGACGAGCCTCCCACACCTCGAGCATCTTCTGGGTCTCGCGGCGCTCCTCGACGCGGCGGACGGCCTCCTCACGGTAGGCGACGTTGCTCCAGTCGGTCTTCTCGGAGCGGACGCGGGTCTCCTCGTCGGCAAGCTCGCGCATGGTGTCCAGATCGACGGCGATAACGGTACGGGGCATGATGGGTCCTTTCAGGATAGGGGTCACCGGGGCGGTGACATAAGTCAGTATAGCGCACCCGGCGACCCCGTGCAAGCGCTAATCCTTCCGATAGCGATTACACACGTAGCCCGCCGCCTCCAAGGGCAGGCCCTCCGACCAATCCAGGGGCCGCACCATCACGTCATGCACCGCCTGCACCGTCGAGCCGGGAGCCGCCTCCACGATCACCTCATCATGGACGTGGCCGACCACCTGGTGGCCTTCCTCGTCCAGACGCACCAGGGCCGCGCCCAGCACGTCCCTGGCGACCGCCTGAGTGATGTTCTCGACCAGTCGCCCGCCGTAGGTGTCCGTGCGCCACCGCTGCCTCGGGTCCTGGAAGGACAGGCGACCGTCCCTCGATGCGCGCACCTGGTGGTAGACGACGGCGCGACCGGACGGCAGGCGCACCAGCCGATCCGACCCGCTGGCCTCCACCCGGATGTGCTCGCCTGCCTGCCCGCCGTAATAGAACGCGCGCTCCACGCGGCCCCACAAGCGGACGATATTCCGGTTGGCGGCTCGCCATTGGTCGACAATCCGCTGGAGGACAGTCTCATCACCGAGCGCCGCGCCGCCCATAGCCTGGAGCGACCCCACGCCACCGTTGTAGCCGAGGGCCAGGACAGCCACTTTGCCCTCCTTGCGACCCATGCCGCCGCCCATACGGTTGGCCGTCTCGACATAGATGTCACGGCCATTGGCGAAGGCCTCCAGCGCCCACTCCTCGCTGGCGAGCCAGGCGACCACGCGCGCCTCAATCGCGCTGTAGTCGCACACGGTGAACGGACCCACGAGCATGGGGCGGACGAGGGCCTTCAGCGTGTGGGGGTCGGCCCCAAGCCCCAGGCGCAGGTCCAGGAGAGCCGCGTCCTGCTCCACCTCCGACGCGAAGCCATCCCTGGGCATGTTCTGGAACTGGAGGCCCCGGCCTGCCCACCGTCCGGTGTGCGCGCCGAAGAACCCGAAGCCGCCGCGCAGCCGCCCGTCCGGGCTGGCCGCATCCAGCGCCACCTGGAACTTCTTATGCGCGGTCAGAGCCATGCCCTGACGCAGCTCCAGGACGCGCCGCTGATCGGCGGTCAGATCGTCACGCGCCAACGCGGCGCGCACCGTGTCCGCCTTCAAGTCAGGCACGAGGCCACCAAACCAGGAGAGGAGCTGAGCGGGAGAGTTCGGGTTCTCCACGCCTGTGATAGCGCGTGCCTCGGCTTTGGCCTCCTCGGTGTTTGCGCTCGCGGCCTCGACGGCGTGCGCCGCCAGCTCCAGGTCCACGGTAATGCCCCGGTCGTTGACCTTCTGGTCGGCGATCCACACCTGGCGCTCCTGCTCGGTCGGCCACGCTCCATGCTTCGCCAGGAGGCGCTTGTGCATGTCGCGCATCGTGTCCACGTCCTGGCGGCAGTATTCCACGAAGGCCGCCCACTTCTCGGGGTGATCCTCGGGGAGACGGCGCTTGCCGTTGCGTGCGGGCTGGCAGAACCAACGAATCAGGTCCTTACCCGCGCCGTCCTTCGGCTCGGCCCCGAGCGCCTTCGCCCCATCCTCCAGGGACCGCGGGTATCCCCACTCGGCCATGAGCGCCATCGTGTCCTCCCAGGCTTCAGGCGGGAGGTAGTGGCCGACCGGGAGGGCGGCGAGGCGGGAGAGGCAAACGCGCTCGAACTGCGCGTTGTGAGCGACGCGAACGACGACGTTGGAGTCATCGAGCAGGTGGGGAATAGAGGCGATCTCCTCGTGGCCGATAGCCACCTGTGTGGGATCATCGTCGATGGCCCACGCGGCCATGAGGACGAGAAACTCCGGGTCCTCACTGTAGCGGTAGACTCCGCGCTTGATGTCGGTCGTGGAGTAGGTCTCAATGTCGATGTAGAGGGTGGTCATTTCCGGCCCCTCCGCCCGTGCTCCTCAATGCGCGCGTCAACGATCACCGAGAACAAGGCGGCGACGCACAGGAGCGGGAAGACGACCGGCCATGGCTGGCGCGGGAACACGAACATAGCGACCAGCGCACCGACCAGGGCGACGACGGTGATCAGGGCGCAGATGAACTGCACCCAGTCGATCTGGTACTTCTTCATTCCTGCTCGCCTCCCTCGAGGACGTGGGCGGCGTGCCACTTCGCGCGAAGGCCCTTCACGGCGCGGCGGTTACGCACCGATGAGACGGTGCGACCGAGGTCGGCGGCGATCTCCGAGATCGACCTGGAGTAATCACCCGCCACCTCGTCCTCCCAGTGCTCCCAGGGGCGGTGTGAGCGGGTGGCGGCCTCCACGCTGGCCTCCTGGGCGGCGCGCTGCGCCTCCCGGTGAGCAGGGGTCAAGTCGGTGATGCGCGACTTCTTACGTCCGTACTCGCGGTTGGCGGCGCGGCACTGGTCGCAGCGGCACCCGGCGACGTAGGTGGAACGCAGTCCATGTGTTCGGGGCATGGGTCTTGGTCCTTTCAGTTCAGGGGTCACCCGTGCGGTGACATAAACCAGCATAGCGCACCCAAGCGCTAAGACGCAAGCCAGGGGACGAAAAGACCCCCTCACCACCAGGACCAAGAAGGTGGTGAGGGGGTCGGGACCCATCAGGGCCTATGTTACAGGATGTCGTCCTCGTCGTCCTCCAGAACGTCGAAGTCATCCTCAGCGCGGGATGCGCCGCCACCCAGCATCTCGCCGTCACGCACCTTCTGGACATTCTCCAGACCAAAGGTCACACCACGGTTGCCGTTCGTGTTGTAGCAGTAGGCACTCATGGACACACGGGCGAAGATTCCCGAATACATCTCGGTGCTATCCAGGATCGGGTTCAGGTCGCGGTCCACAACGCCCGGGCGGCGCTTGGCCGAGACGTTCATGAAGTAGCAGCCCTCCAGCTCCGGGTTACGCTCCAGGTCCGCGTCCTCGTCGCCGTCGTGGAGCGTAGACTTCAGGTTCTTCGGCACCTTGCCACCGAACTTGCCCTTTTGCTCCTCAATCGCGGCGGCCTGCGCGGCCTTGATCGCCGCCAGCGTGCGCTTCGCCGTCTTCGGAATGATGAGCATACACGAGAACTTCGGGTCCTGCTCCGGGGAGGCCGTGTAAGGCTCCAGCAGGTGAACGTATCCGAGGCGAATGTTCTCGTCGGCGCGGGTGACAACCTTACGGGGATTAGCCATTGTGATCAACTCTTTCGTGAGATCGTGAATCGGTGAGCGTGCCGGGGCCGAGGCTCAAGGCCCCGGCACACCCCTAAGTGTAGCGCTTATACTTCGTGTTGTCTACCCGAAGTCCGCCGCAGCGCTCGCGGCAGCTGTGAGAGGCGGACGCGGGTCCGCATCCCCCACCAGGGAGGGCTTGCCCTCCTTCTTGGTGATGTAGTCCCCGATCAGATCGGGGAGGTCAGACTTGCCCACCAGCTTCTCCAGCTTGCCCAGGGGCAGAACCTTAAACTCCGCCACCTGCTCGGGCTGGTATCCCGCGTCGATCAGCGTCTGGATGGCCGCCGCCGGGTCAGTCACCACACGGCGACCCCTGCCCGCCACCACCTTGAAGCCGGGGATGGCCCGGCCCTCGGTGTAAATGCGGTCGAAGGCCACGCCCTCCAGTGCGTCGCACCAGTGTCTGATTTGGGCGACGCGCTCCAGCTCCGCGCCCACCTCCTCGTCGTCCAGGAGGTCAGGGTCTCCGAAGTCGCGGGCGACCAGGAAGTCACGGCGGGCGCGGCACTCGCCGGCGACCGGGCACCAGCGGCAAGCCGCCTCGCCAGGGCCGAACTCGTCTGACCCGTCCTCGACCTTCTGGACGGCTGGCAGGACATGCTCGTCCCGCCAAGCGAGCAACTCGCTCACGGTGAGCGTCTCGGAGGAGACAGACCCGAGGCGAGGCTGCACGACGGTCACGCTGACCTCCTCGACAGTGCCCAGGAGGTCTCCGAACTCGTTCAAGGCACCCAGGCCGTAGAGGCGGAGCTGCGGGTTGCCGACCGCGTTCACGGGCACACCCTGACCGTACTTGAGGTCGAGGACGCGCACGGCGCGAGGCGATACCACCACCGCGTCGCCGGTCCCCCACACGCCGGGGACCCCGGTCGCCATCCGCTGCTCCAGGAGCAGGACGGAGTGCGGTTCAGCGTCCAGGTCGGCGCGCACCTGGTCCACGTACTTGCCCACATGGCGGAGCATATCCACCATGTCGTAGGTCTCGCCGTACTTGGAGGTCCAGTGGTTCAGGGCGTGGTCGCGGGTGGCTTCATCGTGGTCGATCAGCTCGAAACGGGCGACGATCTCCGCGAGCGCGTGCGCCGCCGTGCCCTCCGCCGCGTGAGGCGACTCGGGCG